CAGCAACAACGTCAGCTATCTCAGCAGGAAACGGATACACCGCATCATAGGAGAAATAGTATGGCCTATTTATTAGACGCATATGTATTAGTAACATCGCTAATTTCAATAGCTTCAGTAGTTTGTAACTACACCGAAACCCCAAAGGACGATGTATGGGTTGCTAAAGCCTATAAGGTAATGGAGCAATTTGCATTTCTGGGTAACAAAGCAAAGGACTAAATAATGAGTATTTTCGCTAAATTGTGGGACGGACTTACTGGCACAAAACGTGTAGAAGTAAGAGCAAGAGATGAAAAAGGACAGTTTGTAGCCGATGACAAAGCTACTGAACATATAAATGAATCTCGTACAATGAAACGAATTAAGAAAGAAAGACTAGCTAAGGATGTATGAATATAGTTGCACGGTTGACAGAGTTGTTGATGGTGACACCTGTGATGTTGTCTTAGATTTAGGCTTTGATATTCTTTATCGCTGTAGGGTGCGCCTTTATGGTATTGACACGCCCGAATCGCGCACAAGAAATAAAGATGAAAAAGTTAGAGGCAAACTAGCGTCTGCTTTTTTACAAAAGGCTATTGATAACGGCAAAAAAGTTGTTATTGAAACTAAGTTAAAAGACTCTAAAGGAAAGTTTGGTAGAGTTTTAGGCAATGTTATGGTTGATGGCGTAAACATAAATCAAGCGCTGGTAGATAATTACTTAGCTGTCGCGTATTTTGGACAAAGTAAAACGGATATAGAGGATGAACACTTAATCAACAGGGCAAAACTTATAGAGTTAGGTAAGTTTGTTTCGGTTGAGTAATGGACACGGTTATCAAGCTAATCAACGAGGTGGGCTTCCCTATTGCCGCCGCGTTGGGCTTGGGTATGTTTATCTGGAAGCTCATTAATCGTATTATAGATGGTCTAGAAACCAAGGTTGATACGCTAGATGACAAGCTCGTAGAGCAAATAGCCCACCTAGAAGAGCGGTTAGGTGGCAAGTTAGACGGACAGCATGGGATATTAATTGCGCTTATAGACCGTGTGCGCTCTGTTGATAACGAGATTATCAGGCAGGATGTCCTGTTAAAGACCGTACTGGGCGTACCTCAGTTGCTACAGACCGATAGAATTGCAAAGGCAGATAGAGATGACCAACGCAAAGATTAGCGTATTATTAGCGGCCTTGATCTCGATACCAGTTACCGCAGATACCATAACGCACAAGTTTAAGTCTCCTAGCTTTAACGGTCAAAACACCTCATCGCATTACTTAACGATTGAAAACCAAGAGTTTAACCGTAAGGCCGACATAGCTGCTGAGATTAAAGCGTACCAAGAAGAGCTTGAGCGCGATGCGGAGAACACTACTCTAGCAAGGTTTATAAGGAACCTTGAGTCTCGTATTTATGCAGAACTTAGTCGTCAACTTGTTAATAACTTGTTTGGAGAGACCGCAAGCACTGGCGGTATAATAGAGTTAGAAGGTAATACTATTGAATACACTATTGACGGTGACTTTATTACCCTAACGATTACGGATGCAGATGGAAATGTTACTGAGATTACCCTTCCTGTTGGCGATTTTTACTTCTAGTTGTTCTATCGTTGACCAATTTGACGATACCTATGAGCAAAGGTTCGAGGCTAATGATGTAGTTAAAGTAGAAAAACTACAGTCAACAGCCCTATTAAACGTACAAGCCCCTTCTGTTAAACCTATAGTAGCTATATACCCTAACTCGTTTACAGATCAAACAGGTCAACGAAAAAGCAACAGCTCCTTTGCGTTGTTCTCAACGGCTGTAACTCAACAGCCCAGTGCGTTACTTATCCGCGCTTTAAAACATGCTTCAAACGGTAAATTCTTTCGTGTAGTAGAGCGTGTTGGTCTAGACAACCTTACTAAAGAAAGACAGCTTATACGGTCTGCAAGAGAACAAATGCCAGAGGATAGCGAGAGCACAGCCGTGCCACCACTGCTGTTTGCGGGTGTATTGCTAGAAGGTGCTGTAATAGCGTATGATACTAACTTGACTACTGGTGGTATGGGTGCTAGGTATCTAGGAATAGGTAAGAGCGCCCAGTATCGGAAAGACAATATTACAATCTCATTGCGTATGGTCTCAGTAGCAACTGGCGAAATATTAATAGAAGTACTCAGCCAGAAAACCGTATTTAGTTACGGGCAATCTGAAGATATTTTTAGGTTTAGAGAAATGGGTACGGAGCTTGTTGAGGTAGAGTTAGGTAACTCTCGCAATGAGTCTACTACCATAGCTTTGATGAAAGCCATTGAAGGAGCAGTCTTAAAACTAATTAATATCGGCTATGAAAGGAGGTTTTGGTCTTATGAAAAAAGTAAATAAATTATTATTGTTTCTGTCATTTTTTAGCGGTGCAGTGCTAGCTGCTGACAACGAGATATACATTACACAATCAGGCGCTACGGCGAACATAGATATAGAGCAGTTAGGTGTATCTAACCTTATTGGTGGTCTTGGTTCAACAGCAGGAAGTTTAACGGCACTTGACCTAGATGGCGCATCTATGACTTTAGACATCAACATGATCGGAGCTACGAATAAGTTCTTTGGTGACATATGGGCTGACTCGTTTACAGGTAACTATAACTTCACAGGTTCTACCAATCTGTTTACTATTCAAGTAGACCCCAGCAACACTTACGGTGCTGACTCTAGCAACCATCAAGTTAATGTAACAGGTGGTAGTAACACGTTTACCCTAAACCAAGGTACGACAGCATTAGCGGCTACTTTAGACTTAGACTGGACAATACAAGGCTCTAACAACACGATTACCTCTAACATAAACATAGACGGAGCTACAAACTTTGTTGATATTGATGGTTCTGATAACACGTTAACCTATACAGGCACGGGTGTTACTGCAAGCGCAGGAGGTTACTTCTACTTAGATCACACTGGCGGATCGAGGACATTCAATGTACAGCAGCTTTCTACGCAAGACAATGACTGGGTCAAGATTACTTCTATTGGCAGTTCTGGTACTTTGTGTGTTATTCAAAATGACCAAGGTACAAGCCTCGGTTGTTGATATAGGCGGCGTATCTGAAGTATCAGGGTACGCTCAGATTAAAAGAGGGTCACTAGATAACACAGCAGACCTAGCTTTTTCTATACAATCCAACGACAAAGCCATTACTAGTAATGGTAGGATGGCTATTACCTTTCTAGATGACTCTACAGTAAAACTGACTGAACACTCTCAGCTAACGATTGATGAGTATATCTACGACCCAGACCCCTCTAAATCAAAGATGGCGCTTACCTTTGGACTAGGTACTGCGCGGTTTATCACGGGTAAGTTAGGCAAGATAGACAAACGCAATCTATCGCTAAAAACCCCAGTGGCCGATATCGCAATTCGTGGGACGGATTTCACCGCGACAGTAGACGAGTTAGGACGTAGCCTTATCATTCTTTTGCCCGATCAATATGGAGTCTCTAGCGGAGAGATAGAAGTTGTAACTGCTATGGGCAGTGTGTTGTTAAATAAACCTTACGAAGCTACAACTGTATCAGTGTACGAATCAGCGCCTTCCAAACCTGTTATCCTAGACCTAACGCTCGACTTTATCGACAACATGCTCATTGTTACGCCGCCTAAAAAAGAAATAGTCATATCAGAAGAACGAACAGCTAAGACTGCAAACATACTAGACTTTAATGATCTAGACATCGACTATCTTGCGGAGGACTTACTAGCAGAAGATAGCTTGGAGTTTACAGAGCTAGACATAAACTTCTTAGACGTTAATTACCTTGAGGACTTGTTAAATATACTGGACGCATTGGGGGTTGCAAAGGAAGAAGACAAACTGGCACAAGTCTCAGGCGTTACCGTAACAGGCACTGCGTTAGGAGCAGATGCAGAAACGCAGATAACAACGCTTATTACAGGCCAGACTATTAGTCTTATAAGAAATGTAAGTGAGTATAGCCGCCTAGACTTAGATACAGCAGGTGGTTACACGGTAATACTAATACAAGATGGCGTATCTAACGTCATTAAGATCAACGGTGGCGACTCTACCATAAGAATATTGCAGGAAGGGTAATGAAAAAGACCATCATAGGTTTTATCACCGTGCTCCTGTTCTCTGCCTTACTATACCAACCCACGCTAGTTGAGGTTATAAAGCTACGTACTTTCGATGCTTTTGTTAAAACAGCAGAGCCCACCGGCGCTACCGTGTTGTTGAACCTAACTGAGTCCGACATACAAAACGAGGGAGGTTGGCCGTTTCCTAGAGAAAGACTAGCAGAAATACACGTAGATTTACTAAACGCCGGGGCCACTTCTGTTGCATGGGTTGCCGTCTTTAGTGAGCCCGACAGGTTTGGCGGTGATGGTATTTTTGCAAAAGCTTTGTCGTACCACCCTAGTGTTATCGCGATGTTTGAAACGGAGGGCTACAAAGAGATACCTCAAACAGAAGGCACCGTAATACTGGGCGATGATCTTGGCGGCATAGACGCTACAGGAGTCACACAAAACATTGAGATTTTTAGGTATGTATCACTACAGGGTATAGTTTCCGCACCAGTTGATGTTGATAACTTAGTTCGTAGAATGCCTCTGTTAATGCGTAGTCCAGACGGATGGATGGCTAGTTTTGGCACCCAATTGTTAAAAGCTGTAACAGGTACTAATACCTACGTAATAAAAACCAATGCCAACGGAATAGAAGAGGTCCGTGTAAAGCAATTAAACCCTATACCTACTGATACTTTTGGCAGAGTCTGGGTAAATTGGATCGCGCCTCACGAAACATCTTTAGATAAAATGGATGTAGAGGGGAAGATGGTTATAGTAGGGACTACGGCTAAGGGCATTCTTCCGCAAGTTTCTACTCCCAAAGGGCTTTTATACCCTCATCAAATTCAAGCTTCTTTTGTTGAAACCATGCTTCACGCGTCAAACAAGTCTATGCCCCGGATACCGCAAGCCTCGCTCCTCTATGAGATGCTTAACTTTGTCTTTGGGGTGCTGTTAGTGTATTTATTTATCAACTACCTAGGGGTGTACCTAGGGATTACTTTTTCTGCGTTAGCTATTGGAGGTATGGGCGTACTAGGGTATATGTTAATACAAAGAGGGCTTCTAATAGATGTAACGTGGACAATGATTTCTCAGTTTGTTGTGGCATCTGCTACTTTTTATCTTAATTACAAAGAACAATACAAGCTTAGACAACTGATTAAGAAGCAATTTGAACATTACTTAGACCCCCGGCAGGTAAAGAGATTGCAAGAAAACCCCGAATTACTCAAGTTAGGGGGTGAAAAACGTTACTGTACGTTCTTATTTACGGACGTGCGCGGGTTCACGGCCCTATCAGAGAGTGTAAGCCCCGAAGAAGTGACGTATATAATGAATAAGGCCCTTACTGCACAACAAACTGCTGTAAAAAAATTTGGAGGCTGTACAGACAAGTTTATCGGAGACGCCATGATGGCAATATTCGGTGCTCCTTTGGACCTAGAAGGGCACGAAGAAAAAGCAATACAATGTGCTAAACAAATACAGCTAAACATGGCCGAATTAAATGTCGAGTTTGAAACAGAAGGTTTGCCGCCCATTAAGATTGGCATAGGTATTAACAGCGGCGAGGCCATCATAGGGAACATGGGATCAGAACAACGGTTTGACTACACCGCTATTGGCGATGCTGTAAATGTTGCGGCTCGGTTAGAGTCCGGTACTAAAGCGGCGGGCGTAGATGTCTTGATAGGAGATAAGACTGCACAAAACGCTTGCAGTAGGTTACAATTATTACCTCCAATAGAAGCTAAAGGTAAATCTGAGAAATTACAGGTTTATACTATACACCATAAGGGGTGAGAATAATTACAATTATACCCTTTCTTTAAAAGTGAGATGAAATGCCCCTTACTAAATTGCAGTTTAGACCCGGTGTTAATCGTGAAACCACGTCGTATACGAACGAGGGGGGATGGTTTGATTGCGATAAAATAAGGTTTCGGTTTGGAACGCCTGAAAAAATAGGCGGTTGGGCAAAAAAATCTGGGCGATCTTACTTAGGTACCGCACGAGCTTTGCATCCTTTTGTAGCCCTAGACAGTACTCAATTTTTAGGTGTGGGTACACATCTGAAATACTACGTAGATGAGGGTGGTGGTTTTAACGACATTACGCCTTTACGTGTTTCTACTGCGGCGGGCGGCGTTGTATTCTCCGCGACCAACGGCTCTTCAACCATTACAGCGACTGACTCCAATCACGGGGCTCTTGCCGGGGACTTTGTAACCTTTAGCGGTGCGGCTACTCTTGGCGGAACCATTACAGCGGCTGTTTTAAATCAAGAATACGAAATTGTTGCTGTTACTAGCGTTAATGCTTATACCTTTATTGCTCGCACGGTCAGCACGGTTGCGGATAACACCGTTGACGGAGTTCTAGTCTACGTTCCGGTTGTGGCTAACGGGTCTGATTCGGGTAATGGTGGCGGAAGTATTATTGGAGCTTATCAAGTTAACATCGGACTAGACACTACGGTGTCCGGAACCGGTTGGGGCGCAGGTACATGGGGCCGTGATACATGGGGTTCTAGTGCTAGTTTGCTTGTTTCGGGCTCTACTTTACGTATATGGACCCACGATAATTTAGGTGAAGACCTGTTAATTAACGTTCGGGATGCCGGAATATTTTACTGGGACAAAAGTGCGCGGTCCGCGCCTTTCCGACCTGCACAAGCTTTATCCGATTTATCCACGGACCCTACGACGCCAACCATTGCTAAACAAGTCCTTGTATCCGATGTTGACAGACACACGATAGTGTTTGGGTGTGATGCTCAGAACTCTATTGGCGTTCAAGACCCCTTGCTAATAAGGTTTTCGAATCAAGGTAACCCGTTGGTTTGGGAGTCTTTGGCTACCAACACTGCCGGTGACTTGAGGTTGGGTTCGGGTTCTGAAATCATTATGGCCGTAGAAACAAAACAACAAATCATGGTGTGGACCGATTCCTCGCTACACGCTATGCAGTTTATTGGGCCTCCGTTTACTTTTGGTATTACGCAGGTTGCTGAGAACATAACTATTGCTAGTCCATTGTCCGCCGCCGCAGTAGATGACAACATCTATTGGATGGGTGTTGAAGATTTCTATATCTACAGTGGGCAGGTTCAAAAACTACCCTGTAGCGTTAGAAGTTACGTGTTTGATGACTTTAATAGTGCTCAAAGTGAGAAAGTATGTGCCGGCGTCAACTCCAGTTTTTCTGAAATATGGTGGTTTTACCCGTCTGCAAGCAGTGCTGAGAACAATAGATATGTTGTTTTTAACTATCAAGAGCAGGTTTGGTATTATGGCGAGCTTAACCGCACCGCGTGGCTAGATCGGGGTATTACGTCTAACCCTGTCGGGGCCAGTACCGATAATTACTTGTACTTGCAGGAATCTGGTTTTGACGACGGTAGTACCTCTCCCGTATCTGCGGTAACCTCGTACATAGAAAGTAGTCAAATGGATATTGGTGACGGTGATCACTTTGTGTTCTTAAAGCGTTTAATACCCGACATTACCTTTGCAGACTCCACCGCAACGTCGCCTTCGGCTAACTTCACGTTAGAAGCTCGAAACTTTCCGGGAGAAAACTATACTAACTCGGACACTAATCCTGTGGTAAGAAGTGCTACGGTACCGGTTGAGCAATTTACAAATGTTGTAAACTTGAGGTTGCGGGGCAGATCGTTTGCTCTAAAAGTAGAATCTTTGAACACAGGCGTTGGTTGGAGATTAGGGTCGCCTAGAGTAGACATGAAACAAGACGGGAGGCGTTAATGTCTAGGGGCTTAGTACAACCGCAGTTTCCCAACCCGCCAAAAGAGTACAATGAAACCTATATGGCGGAAGTTGTACGCTCGTTTTCGGTACTATTGCAACAAATTAACAACCCCGGCCCGTGGCGAGCTACTAATATAACCTTAACAAACTTGCAAACAGACGACCAAGGGTTAGAATTAGGTGCGCTGTTTCAACAAGACGGGGATGTTAAAGTAACTATTCTGTATAAACCTCACCCTAGAGGTAATACAGCAACTGGAGCGGTGGGTTCAACTACCGTAATAATTTCATGAGTGAAGATACTGTTTTTTGTAACAATTGTAGTTGTGTTTTTATCCAAAACCCGGCTTTATCGTCTTATCAAACCGAGAAATGTCCTGATTGCGGCAACTCTTGGACGGGTGATGAAAAACGAAGTACAATGATTGAAGTTACAATGCCAACAGCTTTGTCAGGTGGAGCAGGATAATGGGTCAACCAGCGTTAAAAGAAGAAGAACTTTTAGAAATTGAAGAAGTTCCTGAAGGCGGTATTGGCGATTTTGCCATGTCTGACGAAGACTTTTCGGTTTTAGAGACGGAAGAGGCTGAAAGCCAAGTTGGCACCGCAGGTATTGCTAACGTCCTAGAATTTACAGGCGTTTCTAAAAGAATGGCTTCTTTAGGCCGGTATGGCGATGACATGGTTGTCCACGTCGAAACCGGAGAACTTGTTGTACCTCGCCGTTTGATTGAACAAAGCCCCGAATTAAAAGAATCTATCTTTAAACATTTGCGTGAGCAGGGCATTACTGACCCTGAGCGTTATGTTGTAGGGTCTAGTGAAAATAGTATTAACCCTGACACAGGTTTAATGGAGTTTGGTTTCTTCTCTAAACTGTTTAAAGGTGTTAAAAAAGTATTTAAGAAAATTGGTAAGGCTTTGAAGAAAGTTGCCGGTTTTGTATTGCCTATTGTGGGAACTATGATATTTGGCCCTATTTGGGGTGCGGCTATGGGTTCAGGTATTGCTACCTTAATTCAAGGCGGTAATCTCAAAGACGCCTTTAAGTCCGCGCTTCTGGGTGGAGTGATGGGTGCTGTTACTACAGGTATTGGTGGTGCTCTTAGCAAAACAAGTACCGCAATGGGTAATATTCAAAAGGCGGCCAGTACATCTAACTTATCCGCCGGTTGGAGCAACATAAAAAGTTCTCTTGGCGGTGTCGATACGGGGCGGTCCGCCCTTAGCTTTGACAACATGTCTACCGGACCGGCCGCTAACGCCTTAACGCCTGCGGAAATTGCGGCTCAATCTACTGCCGCACCAGTAATTGATCAAAGTATGACTACCGCGCAAATTGAAGCAGGTCTTGATCCAAACACAGTAGTAAGTGATCCCAATTCAGCAGTCTCTGGTGCACTTTCTGATGGTCCCGGAGCTAGTGTACCAACTCTTGGGGATAAATTAGGAACTCCACCTCCCGGCGCTGAACAAGGTTTCTTTGATAACGCCGGCGATGTCATGTTCCGTGGCGGTGAGACTAAAGCGGACATTCTGGCGAGAGCGGCAATAAAAGGCAAAGAAGCCGGAATTAGAGCAACCAATATGGGTTATAGTAAGGCCGGAATTGATGCGGCTATTGCGGCGGCCGAACAAGCCGCAGGACCCGGCATGTTAGCTAGATTTGGTCCAACTGCTCTTGCCGGAACCGCCTTAGCGGGTGCTACAGGAATGTTTAAAGTACCGCCTATGGAAGACCTTAATCTTGTTGATACAAACGCCG